CAAAGGATTACCCTCTGCTGGTGGATGTTCCCGTCGTCTTTCCTCGCGGCGGAGGCTGCACGCTGACTTTTCCTGTTAAGGCTGGTGATGAATGCCTGGTTATCTTTGCAGACCGCTGTATTGATTTCTGGTGGCAAAGCGGAGGTATTCAGGAGCCAGTAGACGAGCGCATGCATGATTTATCCGATGCCTTCTGCATTGTTGGTCCGCAGTCGCAGGCGAAGAAAATCGGCGGCATCAGCACCAGCGCAGTAGAGCTGCGCAGTGATGACGGGGAAACAAAGTTGAGTCTTAATCCTGCAAGCGGAGCTATCAACGGCACGGCGCCGGGAGGTTTTAACCTGAACGGGCTTAAAATTCTTTCGGACGGCCGCCTGCAGCTGGTGGATGGCTCAATCGTTGATAAGCATACGCATGGTGGCGTTGAGCCTGGTGGCAGCAGTACAGCACCACTCGGAGGATGATATGCGATACCGTCGAGAAGATGACGATGGGGATTACACCTTCGGTCAGGGCGATGATACCTGGCTGGTTAACTCCCCCGAGGCTGTCGCGCAGGCCATTAAAACTCGCTTCCTGCTTTGGTACGGTCAGTGGTTTCTGGACACCACAGAAGGTACGCCATGGATTCAGTCCGTTCTGGGTAAGCAAAAGCCTGACACCTACAACCTGGCTATCCGCCGGCGCATTCTGGAAACGCAGGGTGTCAGCTCTATTACCGAATTTAACACCGAAGTTGACGGCCGCACGCGCCGTGTAACGTTCACAGCAACGGTAGAAACCATCTACGGGACAACCACAGTAACCTCGGAGGCGTAATGTCTTTGGACCTCGATACACTCGGCTTATCGGCAACGGTAACCGCTGAGGGGATAAGTGCGCCCGACTATCAGACCGTTCTGGACACCATCACCGGCTATTTTCAGCAGATTTATGGCAGTGATGCTTATCTGGAGCCAGACAGCAAAGACGGCCAGCTGGTGGCGCTGGTGGCACTGGCTATCCATGATGCCAATAACACCGCCATTTCGGTTTACCGGTCATTCTCGCCGGCGACGGCTCTGGGTGACGCACTGACGAGCAACGTCAAAATTAACGGCATTACCCGACGCGCAGCGACGAACTCAACTGTCGATCTGCTGCTGACCGGTACGGTCGGTACAACCATCACTAACGGCTCGGTACGGGACACGAATGGCGTGGTCTGGAATCTGCCTGCAACGGTGGTCATTGGCTCCGACGGGACAGTGGTAGCTACGGCCACCTGTGCAAACTCGGGAGCGGTCGCCGCGGTAGCGGGGTCGGTAAACGGCATCAACACACCTACGCGCGGATGGGCTTCGGTAACTAACCCGCTGGCGGCCACTGTAGGCGTTGCGGCGGAAACAGATGCAGAACTACGCGTAAGGCAGTCGCAAAGCGTCGCGCTGGCGTCTCTCACGCCATTTGATGCGGTAGATGGTGCGATTGCCAACGTTGAAGGCGTGACCCGTCACAAACTGTTTGAGAATGATACCGAGACAACGGACGCTAACGGGTTACCAGAGCATTCTATCTCTGCTGTCGTTGAGGGTGGGGATGCAACAGAAATTGCCAATACCATCCGAAGCGTGAAGGGGCAGGGAGTTTCCACCTACGGCACGACTGCCGTGGTAGTCACAGATAAGTATGGAAACCCTTATACCATTCGCTTCTCTCGCCCAGTAGATGTTCCGGTATACGTGTCAATTACCCTGAAGGCGTTAACTGGCTACACCTCCGACATTGGCGATGAAATGAAAGCCGCTGTGGCTTCGTACATTAACTCTCTCGCCATTGGTGATGGTGTGCTGCTGAGCAGGGTTTATTCCCCGGCGAATCTCGGCGTAGTAAGCGGTGGGAATGCGCGATATTACGACATTATGGAGCTGTTAATAGGCCGGTCGGCTGAGTCCGTCGCAGCAGCTAATGTCACAGTCGTATATGACGAGGCTGTTTCATGTAGCGTGGAAAATATAGAGATAACGGTGACAGCATGAGCAAATACACCGAACTTATTTCCAACTACCATGCAGGAAAACCAAAATTTGTAAAACATGTTGACCTGTCGACAAGGCCGCTAATTGATGTGTCTGGTTCAGTGTCCGGTCTTATCTCTGCGTTCGACATAGATACTGGCGTAGGGGCACAACTTGATATTCTTGGTAAATGGATTGGAGTAGCCCGGACTGTTGCCGCGCCGATATCTGGTGTTTTCCTTGAATGGGACAAAGAACGAGTGGGCTGGGACCAGGGGATCTGGCTTGGTCCGTACCAGTCTTCTGACGCAATAACATACCTGAGTGATGACGTGTACCGGGTCGTGTTAAAGGCCAGGGTGGGTATTAATAACTGGAATGGTCAGAACGGAACGCTGCCAGACATTCTGGAAACAGCGCTCGCTGGTACTGGGATTAAAATGATCATCCTCGATAATCAGGATATGACGATCTCAGTGCTCATCGTCATTGATTCTGAATATTTAATGTCTGTAACAGACCGGTTGATATTTGATTCAGGTATGAATCGTGGTCCCTTTATTTCTCTTCCTGATGATTACACACCATCGCGATATGACATTAACCCAATAGATAAACTTCCCGCTGAGTTTGTTTTTGTGGTTCGTGCTGGCCTCCTTACGGTAAAAGCGTCCGGAATAAGAGTTAGAGAAACGGTTACGCCCTCTAATGGATATAAATTCTTTGGTTTTGATGTCGAAAACAACTATATCGCTGGATTTGAGTCCGGTGCATGGGGAGAAATTTTCTGATGCCAGTTAACAACTTTAAACCATTTGCCATTGCATCTGGCTCAAATGTGACATCACAGACGGAATGGGAAGGTTTGATCGCCCTTTCTACAGGATTTACTGCAGGGCTGGCCAGGTCCGCCCAGATTAATAAAGCGCTGCGGCAGGGGACCGTTATGGCGAGCGTCTTAGCTCAGTTCATGGCTGAGACAACCGGAGAGGATGTGCTTGATGATGGTGACACAGCAAAGCTTGTATCCCTGATTACCATGTCAGTTAATTCTGTTGCGCGGAGTGCACTTCCAGTTGGAACCCCCATCCCTTGGCCCTCAGATAGTCTACCCGCAGAGGGAAACTTCGCATTTATGCAGGGGCAAACATTTAGTCAGACGGCATATCCGTTACTGGCTGCTGCGTACCCGTCAGGTGTAATTCCAGACATGCGTAACTGGACCATTAAAGGGAAACCAGCTACCGGGCGAGCGGTGCTATCACAGGAGCAAGATGGTGTTAAATCCCACTCGCACACAGCATCTGCCTCATCAACAGATCTTGGAACTAAAGTCACGAGTAGTAACGGTGACCACTCCCACACGTGGGGATCTGCTATGCAGAAACAGGGGGGGAGTGATCAGGAGGTTGGCAATAATAGTGGGAATAATTTTGGTGTGACATCTACTGCAGGCGCTCATACACACTCTGTAGTAATTGGGGCCCACTCACATACCATCACGGTCGATGCTACTGGTAATGCAGAAAACACCGTTAAAAACATCGCATTCAACTACATCGTGAGGCTCGCATAATGACTTTTGAAATGTCTGATAAAACTCAGGTTGTAACCGTTTATCATATCAGTGACGACACGGGGGAGTTGGCGGGCTTTGAAGAGTTGTCAATCCCGCCTCACACTGGATTGCCAGCCTGCTGCACCCAAATAACACCGCCAGAAATAGGACCCGGAGAAGCAGCGGTTTTCAATATAGCTGCTGGGCTGTGGTCTCTTATTGAGGACCATCGCGGAAAAACCGTATACAGCACAGTGTCTGGAGAACCTATTGAGATTTCAGTGCTCGGAGAACTGCCAGAAGGGGTAACGACGAAGGCGCCAGCGGACAAATATCAAAAATGGGATGGCGATAACTGGGTTGACGATACAGAAGCTAAACACCTGGCTGAAGTGAGTAATGCTACTGAGCTATTGACCGAATTGATGCGCGAAGCAAACGCAAAAATAGCTCCTCTAAACGATGCTATAGAGCTTGGTATCCAGACTGAAGAAGAAATTACGAAACTGGCTGAGTGGAAAAAATACCGCGTTGCATTGAACCGCATTGATACATCTACGGCACCCGATATCGTTTGGCCTGAAATTCCTGCCTGATCCGCTTCTGAGGTAACACCACTATGCCATTTTATTTAACGCGGGATCCGGTTCCGTCGGCAGACATGCGTAACGTTTTTGATAACGCTCAGAATCTGGACCTTGCACTCAATGATTTAACTTCATCCTTATGGACTGATCGGCTCGGTCGTAGCCGTATGTCATGGTTCGGACTGGAGTCTGCATTTTCGGTAAAACTGAGTGACTTTGAATCCCGATTTACCAGCCAGATAGTCGAGCAGGAAGCCACTTTTGATGCTTCTCAAGCGGATAAAGAAAACCGTTTTCAACACTTTCTCGTGTCTTCTGGGTATGTATTTCTTGGGGATTACGAAGATGGTCCTTTTCAGTTCAGCGCCCGCAATCAGTACATTCGCTACGACAACCAGTATTACCGCCTGAATGCTGCTACTGACGTCGGCTTTACGACCACCGGAACCGATGCAACCAGTTTTGTGAACGACGTTACTCACTTCGTTCTGATGGATGGTGACACGCTTCGCCAAAACCTGGGTTCAGGCGATGGGCTAAAACTGGTTGGTCGCTGCGCGAATGTCGCATTACTGCGAACTACAGAACCAACGCAGAATATTCAGCTTATCCGGACTGTTTCCTATTCCACAGGGCTGGCACCAGATATGCCACGCGGCGGGAGTGATTACGAATATGACCCTGACGACACCACCACGGCCGACGACGGGATACTCACGATTGTTACCAGTGACGGCGCACGCTGGAAAAAGATACTAAACGATCTGTCACTGACCTGTGCTGATGCGGGGGTATTCCCTTCAGGAGATGATGATACCGATGCCCTTAATGCCTTGTTTACCGTCGTGGCGTCGTTCTGGTGGACGCGCGGGCGTTTCCGGCTGGATATGATGGGGCTGAAGTTTCGCTCATCAAAAGGGAATGCCGTCGAGTTTGACCCGAACAGAATTGAGCTGGTTGATTTCACGATTGAAAATACGCTGTATGAAACAACAACGGCGTTTGCGATTGTCAGATGCAGACCCACTATTCCCTTTCAGTCCGGCGTTGAATTTGTCAAAGGGAACGTTGAAAGACTTAGAATCAAAGATGCAACACGGCGGACAAACTCCCCGGTCACAGCCCTGCATTTAACATCTGATGTTAACGGCGCTTTCAGTAGCGTGATATTTAATGAGCTGAATATCTCATCGCCAAAATATGGCATTGCATTCGGAAATCACTGTTATCTCGTTACCTTTAATGGTGGTAGTTGCACAGCAGATAAAGACCTGGTGACGTCCATTAAAGCAGGCCTGGAAAGCTCGCTGACGGATATGGGGGAAAACTATCTCTTTAATGGGTACGGTTTTCATGGCGGTAAAGCACTGGAATGGAGCGACGTTGGCGCGGAGTTTAACTTCGTTTCCTGTAAGTTCGATTTTGTCATGCTCGGCTCTAATACGGCATCCGGCACGGTAGTGAATGTTGACGGCGGTCATGTTGAATTCAACAACAGCTACGCCCGGTGGTGTGAAACAACCAAACCGCCCCACGCCAGATTTTATCCGGCGTGGCTTGTGTGTGATGGCACGAATGCCACTACCGACCATCTGTTTTATGACGATACGGGCACCAGTATGCTGAATGTTGACAGCAACGTAGCCTACTGGTCAGGGACAGCGGTCAAATCCATGATTAACACCCGGCTGCTGTCAGATAAATCAAACTCACTTCAAGGTTTGCAACCAGCGGTACGTGGCGACCTGAATAAATACCTGGTGGATGGTGCGTTTACCCGCAGTACGCTCGTTGACCGCTGGTACGCAGACATGAACGCATCGCGTACTGACAGACTGACGACAGACACCACGACGCTGACGAGAGGTACGACGAATGATGCCAGTGGCAATACCTTTGGCTGCCTGACGATAGTCAAAAAATCCACGGTCGGTGAGGGATTCTCATCTGGAGCGCAACTGGTCGTCAAAGTCCCTCGCGGCACCACACCCGCGCACATTAAGTTTAAGTACAAGGCGACGACTGAGGGTGTGCCAGTGGTCATCACTGCCCGCCTGGTGACTGTCCTGACGTTCGACAGCAATGGCATTCCTGTCTTTGGAGACCGTGTAATTACTTCCGCTGCTACAACGGTGACAGCAGGAACAACGGCAGCAGAATATCGCTCATCAACGGGCCTGAACGTCGTTCAGGATTACATGGCATATGACTATGTTCAGTTGAGCATTTCCCTGTTCAACGTCCCAACCGGTGGTGCGGAAGTGAAAATCTACGATGTACTGATTAACAAGATTGGGTGATATATGACACATTTTTATATTTTCTTTGATGGCGCTGATTATTACGCAACCCCGCACAAATACAGAGCCGAGGAATGGCCCGGTGGTGTTCTTTACGAATATGACGCTGACCCTGATGATGATCAGTCTTTGGTTGCTATGGCTGATTACGTCGCTGCACAAACTGGCGTGACGTTGAGTCTGCAGTTCTCATGGTGAGTACCCCGCCATTACTGGCGGGCATCAAACAGTGCAATATTACTGTCGAGGTATTCAAGTAATACGGCACCTCCGTCATCACCGGTGACGGTGAATAAATTGGGTGCCATGCGGAGTCTGGTGTACGGGTGAATATTCGGGGATTCATCATCCCCGGTACCTGATAAAACAACTGTATATTCATTACCCTCAGTGAGTGACCCCACGCGGCAACCTCGCGCTTCAACGCAGGTCAGCACGGTGCCGGCGGCCGGTAATTCATAATCAGACATGTTTTCTCCTGTTAACCTAATTCCAGTTCGGCGTATGAATCCAGCAGCGTGGCGTAGCCAAGAGAATAATTAGCCTTCTGCCCCTTTGACACGCCAAAATTACCGGAAAATGTGCCTTTTGTTCCGGCAAAATACGCAGCCGGTTTCCCGTCAACATTGAAAATTGCACTACCGTTTTCTGCGTCATTCAGTCTCGCAGTGAAATAAACACGCTTATTCGGCTTGCTTGTGTACTCAGTTTCTGTTGTGCTCATCCCCCAGTTAATGCGCAGCCTGCGACCACTGCCAGTAGTGCGGGTACCGCCAACATTAATTTCAGAGTCAGGCGTGTGAGTTTTTACGATGCAGTCAAAGTTTGGCAGATAGACAGGTTCAGCATCGTAGTTGCCCAGAAGGCGAACGTTGTCGATTTTGATGTGGGATGACGACATAGAACCGCCGTAAATCGCGTAGGCAAACTCGCTGGTGCGACCGTTTACGTTCCACTGGATACGACCATCTTCAAGCGTCAGGTTTGCCAACATCCCGTCATCGACGTGAATACAGTGTTTACTGGAAAATGCATACTGGCCATTTCCGTTCACCACGTTGATTTGTTTAACATGTACGTCAACAGTCGGACTATTAGATGTGCCGGAATACGATGTGCTGTTTGTTATGCTGATTGCCTGGTTAATGTGGTACCCCTCCAGGCTGTCAAACACCACGTTTGAAGCAGACCCGATACGAAATCCGCAGTTGGCACCATACAGGCGGGACTGACCGAACCGAACCCAGGAATTAACGATATCCATGCAGTAAAGGTCTTCGGTCTGCTTCACCGTCGGGCTGGCCCCGGCAACGCCGAGATGATGCCCAATATATACACCCTGGCTGTTAAAAATCTTCGCGTTCGCAACACCCAGCAATAAGAAGCCGAAGCGCAGTGAGTTGGCGTTATTAACAAAGAGGTCAGAACCCTCGTATTTGTGAATAACAATATCGTAAGCTGAGTCAACGACAGATCCATCAGTGCAATCCAGTTCCCATATAGACGAAAACTCACCAAATCCATTGGTCCCAGCCAGATAAACCGCGCCTGCGCTCTGATAGGCGTTCACGGTTGATGGATAAAGCCCTTTGATACCCTCCGATTGCTGAGATGGATCGAGGTGTATTTTACCAAAGGTTGCGAGGCCGTAACCGTTGTACTGATATGTGTCAATGTGAACTTCAGCGCCCACAATGACTTTCTCAAACTGCACAGCGCGAGATGACAGCTCAGGGATAATCTTATTAACGCCATTAGCCTTAACGCCGCCTTGTATTAAAACGTTCACGTACGGCTTGTAGCACCACTCAAATAAAAATCGCGCCTCACCATGAAATTTAAATTCCCCGACAACACCGCAATTATAACCACCATAATTTCTGAGGTTGTACCGGGTGCTCTCGCTGGTCTGGAATTTATAAATGGTATCAGTAATCTCTACGACATATGGTGTGTCATTGATAATGACCCGACAGTTATAACCGTCTGCGTTTTTCGATGCTGCAAATGCCGCTGCAAATGCTGCATCATCACGTAACCCGCGAGCATAAAAAACAGAAAGTCTGACAACTCGCCCTGAATAAAGCATCGGGCTTAGGGCGTCTTGTACGCTGATTTTCTCTTCCAGCGCAACCAGCGTACCACCACTATTCCCCTCTTCGTCTGAACCCAGGTTTTGGCGAAGAGCAGCATCACCGACAGAAACGAAATGTGCAGAGTCTGTAGCAGTCCAGGTTTCGTCCGTTTTACCCGAAGCAGTGAACGGGATATTCGTCGCTGCCGTGAGTTTGTAGAGTTCGTTGTTATAACGAATGAGTTGGTTATACTCGGTGATGGCCAGGGGATTCCCTTCCGGGATAGTCCCCACCGTGTAATCGCCAATAATGTCATAGCCTGATGAAGCGATGAACGCATCAAAGCGCGCATCCTGTCCGTCCAGTTGTGTTGTAAACCGGCTTTCTTTGTCCGCCTGAGCCACATCGAAAGCAGTTTCCTGCTCCGTTATTTGCGAGATAAATCGTAATTCAAAGTCACTCAGCTTTACAGTGAAGGCAGACTCCATGCCATACCATGTCATACGGTTACGGCCAAGCCTGTCAGCCCAGAGGGATGATGTAATATCGTTCAGGGCCAGATCTAAATTCTGCGAGTTATCGCGAATGTCGAGCACGCTTGCCGACGGAACAGGGTTGCCCGTTAAATAAAATGGCATATAAGTATTACCTCAGAAACAAATCAGGCAGGAATTTCAGGCCAGGCGATATCGGGAGCGGTAGTTGTATCAATGCGGCTCAAAGCAACACGGTATTTTTTCCACTCAGTCAGTTGCATGACTTCTTCGTCGGTCTGGATACCAAGCTCTACAGCGTCGTTTAGAGGGGCTATTTTTGCGTTTGCCTCTCGCATCAACTCGGTTAACAGCTCAATAGCGCTGCTCACTTCAGCCTGGTGTTTAGCTTCCGGGTCACTAATCCAACCATCGCCATTCCATTTTTGGTAGCTGTCAGTGGGTGCTATTGCCGTCACATCATCTGGCAGGGTGCCGAGTTCTGAAATCTCAACAGGCTCTCCAGATATGGTGCTGTATACGATTTTTCCGCGATGGTCCTCGAAAATAGACCACATGCCCGCAGCAGTATTAAAAACCGCCGTTTCTCCTGTGGCTGTTTCGGGTGGTGAATTTTGAGTGCTGCAGGCAGGCAAGCCGGTATGAGGCGGGATCGACAATTCTTCAACGCCCACCAGCTCCCCAGTATCGTCGCTGATATGATAAACGGTTACCGCCTGAGGTTTGTCAGACATTTCAAAAACCATTATGCGAGCCTCACGATGTAGTTAAATGCGATGTTTTTGACGGTGTTTTCTGCGTTACCAGCAGCATCGACAGTAATGATGTGCGAGTGAGCGCCAAGAGCCAGGGTATGCGTGTGCGCGCCGGCAGTAGAGGTTGTGCCAAAGTTATTGCCGCTGTTGCTGCCAACTTCCTGATCGCTACCGCCCTGCTTCTGCATTGCCGATCCCCACGTGTGGGCGTGGTCCCCGTTGCTGCTTGTCGTTTTGGTACCGAGATCGGTCGATGTGGCCGATGCTGTGTGTGAGTGGGATTTAACGCCATCCTGTTCCTGAGACAGCACCGCACGCCCGGTGGCCGGCTTCCCTTTGATGGTCCAGCTTCGCATGTCTGGAATGACACCTGACGGGTAAGCTATAGCCAGTAACGGATATGCCGTAAGGCTGAATGTTTGTCCTTGCATAAATGCAAAGGAGCCGGCGGAAGGTAAGGAGTCAGATGGCCATGCGATAGGAGTGCCCGCGGGTACAGTTGCAGACGATATTGTCTTTAAAATCTGAAAAATCTGGGTCGAATCATCCGGGTTAAGTGTAAGACCAAATCCCTCAACAACATTTACCAGTTCAGTTTGAACTGCATTAAACCATTCGGCAACCAGCCTTGTTGGCGCAATACCGCTTGCAACTTTTCCGTTAGTAAAAAGGCCATCAAGGGCCGTGAGTGGCTCAACGTCACTTATTTTTAACATGGCGATACCTGCAAATTAAAATATCTACATTAAAGTTCAGTATTTCAGTGATGACATATCGAAATAACTAAGATTCAGGCCATTCTCTGTTCATGGCTATATCAAATATCATACGATATGCTGGTGTATTCAGTTCAGCATCCAGACCGTATGCAAAAATAATATTAATATGTGAGGGTGCTATTTTCGTTATGGAGCATTCAAATTGCTTGTCACCCCATGACGCCAGCGCATCACCACAAAAGGTAGTCCCAGCATACGAATATCTTACCGATGATCCAGGAACATTAATTTGCCAGGTAAACGGCCATTCCTCACCGTTTATAGGCTCATCACAAACCGACATCCCGCACATTGCAGGCCGGAACTGGTTTATGGTGATTTCATAGCCTAGCGCTGCAGCTACATTGATGTAATAGGCCCGATTCAGACCACCGGTACTGATAAGCTTTGAAACAACGGCTCGCTGCCGATCGCTGATACTTCCGACCTCTCCAATCGCGCAATCATCGGGAAGTCCAAGTGCGCTCTCCCATTCGGAAAGCATCATTAATGCTGTTGATGGAAAACCGCTACTAAGCAGTGCCTGTGAGTCAGTGTCAGAACGAGCAAAGGAATCGCCCAGCGCCCTGAGGGTCGCGTACTGAGTGCTTTTTAGATCACGTGACCACGCGAGACCGGTGGGCATCAAGGCAAAAAGTGCGCGGGTATAGTCGTCAACGGAGTACAAACTCATGTGAAGTTAACCTCACCCAGTAATGGTAACTCCCCCGTTTCCAGAACGATATTCTGCGTGGGAGATTCCAGTACATATCCGGTTGAACCTTCAACCTGGCTCAGCGCGCCATTAATATCGGATAAATAAATCTTCCCATTGCCATCCGGGTTACCGTTTTCAAAAAACAGTGAATTGATAGCATCTTTTATTGCCTGTATTGTGTCGCTGTCGGCATTAGGAATACCTGAAATGCTGAGGTCTACGACTTTTTTTATTGGCGAACAAACATAGATGATTGCGGTATCCGCCTGGAGCGGATAAATATAATCAGCTACCCTGCCCTGATCTCCCGTCGCCTTTAAGACACCCCAGTCTTCCAGTGAAGAAACGCCATCGGCTCCTGTGGGAAACCCATTATTTGTCGTATCATTGCCATCACACATGATGTAAATAATGACAGTACCAACCCCCATCCCGCGCCGTTTTACCCACGCACGGGTTATGCCAGGGATTTCAAGCGCCCATTTTTTATAATCGGCGTCACTCCCTCCTTGAGGTGGGTTCTGGTACGCCTGCAGTCCGCGTTGCCTGAAGTCCTCAACACCTTCTATGTCAGCACCACCGGTTGCCGGGTCAACCAACGTTAGTGAGTTGTCTACGCCGGATACATTCGCATCAAGAGTGAGGATTGTGCCTGCATCAGCGTTGCCATTACTTCCGCCACCAGTTGGATCATCAGTCAGGTCAGGCAAAATGGCAGTGATCGTTGTCGTACCTTTTTTGCCTGTACCAATAATCAGTTCGGCATCAGTAACATACTGATATCCATCAGACCGATTAAGAACCGTTCCTGCAGGAAGTCTCGCCCCCGAAGTTCCTGTGGCCTCTACCGATGACGACTGTGAAGCTGTGGCGGCTTTGCGGTATGTCTGCTTCAGCGCCATCCAGCCCGCCAACCATTCATCCGTTGCCGTAAAAGGGTTTGTCTGAAGTGCAATATAATCCAGGTAGGCATAGTGCAGGTGGGCCATACCGGCATCCATATCAGCCAGAACCTTCAGGTTTCCGAAGCGAAGCAAGGCACCAACATTTTTTAGTTCTGCCTGCATAAACTGCCGGTTTTCTTCGCGTAGTTCACTCAGCGTTTTTCGTTTAAACGGCATTGTTTATTTGCTCCCAGATCCAGAAAAATGCGCTCTCCTGCCAGTCTCCGTCCGGCGGCAGATAACGAATAGTCAGATTCAACCTGTTCGGTATGACGATCTGCGTTGTGCAACTGATATCACTGACCACACCATCAACTTTCAACCAGTCAAGGGCCTCTTTTGCGTACTCTTCTGCCCTTATTGCGACATTGGTCGTCAGTTTTTCACGTCGCAGCAACCACAGCCGACTCCCCAATTGCGTATCGGCGTTTGAATCCCCCCACCAGCCACGGCGATCACTACCGTCATAAGTATCGTCCAGGCGGGCAAGGCGATCTGTGAACAGGCTGATAATGATTGCAGTTTGCAGGTCGTTGCCGGTTTCCAGCGCACCGAAATCGGATCGCCAGTCAGCACGAAGGGCATCAGCATTCCAGAAGGACGAAATATCACTCATACCTGTTCCTCCGGTTTCTCGCTGGTTACGGTATCGTTACCATGTTCGACCCCTTTCACTTCATGATCGTGATCGTTATACGCGTCCCTTAACTGTTTCAGCGTTTTATCGTTGGTTTCACAGTTATCAATAACATCACCGGTGACCAGCAATTTAGGTGTGATGAGCTTCACCTGTTCTGTCGCGGTAGCCGTTAGATTTTTTGCGTTATTGACGGTGACGTCCTGGCCTTTCGCATCAATGCTGATACCGTCCTCCGTCAACTGGATGTACAGACCCCACTGGTTGTACATCACCGTTTCGCCGGGGTTCAGATCTGAATATCGGTATCCCTGATGGTTGGTTGCGATGACCACCGGGTTCGAGCGATCGCCACCAAGGAACGCCAGCACAACATCGGTACCAACGGGGAGTCCTGAGGAAAATCCAAACTCTGCCAGTCGGTGTGCGCTGGCGACCTCAAGCGGGGTCTGATACTGCACTGACTGGGTCCCGCCAGCGTCCTGCATGGCAGTGATCCGCCCTACTCCCAGCATGCTGGCGATACGGTTTGCAATATGTCGAAACTGGTTCATTAGCTGAATCCTGCTATCTGCTGGTAAAACGCATAGGGTTGCACTGCAAACGCCTCTTGTGGCATCAACGTCAACCGGGCATGCGTACCATCGCTGTCCCGCATAAACGTGACTTCGGCTATCAGCAATTCAGTATCCGGTAGCCTGAGCGTGGGAAGATTCACCGGGATCAGCGTATTTGGCTCCCACAATTTCCCGGCCCTATCCCGCCAGCTGTCTACCGTGACGCTTAACTGCTTCGAGCGGCCGTACCGGCGGTTCATCTCCCAGTCGATCGCGCGCTGCGCCTGCTTCGACGCCATCAGTGTACTTTCAACGATAATGATGCGTTTACGGTAGCGCATCCCCGCCGCTTCAGGGTCACGCGCGGTCGCCAGTGTCACCGCGTCATAGGCCGTATCAGGTGAAAACCCGGCGATCGGCGACACGCTCATCGAGACGCCGACATAATCAGAGAACCGTTCCGACATATCCGCGCGGTAGTACGCCTGCTCGACGTTCTCCCCTTCCGCCACTCCACTGGCCGCCCGCCGGGTTCCTACGCGGGTAAGCAGCAGGTTACCGTCGGGCAAATCGTAATAAAGCAGCGCCGACCACCTGGATACTCGCTCGATGATCTCCTGCGGAGATTCCCCCCAGTTAATCGTGAACTGGGGTACCTCCACCAAATCATCCACATCAGATGTAACTTTAATGCCGTACCATGAGGCCAGTCGGGAAGCAATATCCAGCGCATTACTTCGGTTGATGACGTTGTTAGGCCACTCGGCAGAACAGTCCACCAGATCCTGACATTTGCTGCGACCGTTCGCCTGCACCTCATGTCGGGCACGCGTTATCGCCGGCTCCCAGCTGTCAACGTAACCCGTAATCACCGGGTCATCACCAAAGCTGACCTCGCACGGCGCCCCTTCCACCACCAGCTGTTGATCGTGGGTGCCCGGGTAATAGTCCAGTAGCCCCAAACTAAAATCGGACGGGAAGCGCTCAACAGATCGCGTCACGCGGACTGAATCCCAACCCTCTATTTTTTTGTTACCGACTGTCAGCGTTACTACATCCTGATCATCGTTCATTGTCGTAACACCCTCATCGAAACAGGCATAAAGGCCGGGTGTGGTACATCTGACTCCTGAATCAGCTCATCAGCGCGCCCTACATCCTGATATAACCGATTAGCCAGTGTCAGCGCGGGGAGCGGTTGCGCAGAATTGAACTGCATGAGCTCGCTTAAACTGGCTGAAAGCGCCGACATGGTGTCAAGAAATGACGATCTGACCAGCAGTAATGAACTGTAGAGTTCATCGTCGGCGCGGTCGCCTGTCGCCAGCAGAGCAGCATCCAGCTGATCCGACACCCGGCGGGTTATCTGCTCTGCCTCATTACGACTCGTCGGGTTTGATTCGGCGGCCGCGGCCGCCATTGCACCGCTGCACAGAACAATGATGAGAACATTGACGCTTTCTGCTATATCCGCACCTGCTGACGACTGCTGATATTCTGAACTGGTGGCGCCGGACAGCTTTTCCAGCGCGGTTATCCGCTCATTCACACCGCCGGTGCAGTTGAGGATCGCGTTGATAACGTCAGCGGTACGTTGCACAAACTCATCAACCGTGGCAGAGCTATTCAGGCCGGTGGCTGTGTCAAAAATCCCCTGGCG